CACGCTCTATACGGTCATAGGTAAATTGATCATCTCCATTAAAAGCTGTGAGATAAAAGGAACGATCTGTTTGATATTCCTTTCTTTCTAGATTGTCTAAAAAGCCAGCCAGTTCATCACGCACCATTAAGAGACCACGGGGATTTTCTTTTAAGAGTTCCCCAAGCTTTTCAACGGTCACATCATTGACAATAAAACGAGAGACATCATCATCATGGGCATTGTCTTTAGAGAGGGTTTCATACAAAAGAGCACGAGCTATTTCACATTCTCCTTTTCTTATCGCTTTATGGGCTTGTCTTTCCTTTTCTCGTTTGTCTAAAGTTTCAAGTCTCTCTTCAATTTCTTGTTTTTCTTTTTGCTTTAACCAGTCTTTATACCATTCCTTTTGAAGGCAAGAGATAGGAGCTAAAGCGGCTTTCATGGCTGGTGTTTTGAAAGTTGACGATTGCCCAATCAGAGCGCCCCAGAGATTAGGGACCACAATCCAATCATCATGTTGTTTTGGAGCGATACGCACACCATTGCCAATGACGGCAGCCAAGGCACAGAGAGCAGAGACAGCAATAAAATCCATAGGAGCCTGTTGACGCTCTGAAACGTCATAAATATAATCCATGAATGGCATTGGGAGTTGTAATGGGTCAAAAGGCTCGACGGGTAAGAGAGCCGTCTTGATCGGTTGCAATTCCCCCCAACCATTTTGTTGCAATGCTTGTTTATAAGGAATGGCTTCTAAACAAGTCTTATCATTTAAAGAAACATTATCGTTATCATTTAAAGAAACATTTTGATTGTCGTATTTTCCATCACTTTCTTTCATATTTTCCTCTTTCTAGAAAGTAATACGTTATTAAAATAGATACCTTTTGGAGTTTGCCTCATAAGGACTTCAAAGGCTTGGCTTATAGGCCCGTGTATCAAAGGTAAAATCAGCTAAAGTCTTTTTGATTGGTTGGCTTTCATAACGCCCATACGAAACCCCATGCAAAGGCACGTGTAATGTTTTGAGCATTCCTTAAAAGAACACATCATTTTAAATCCTATAACGTTGCATCATAGGAAGGATTTTGCTATCTTTAGGCTGATACGTTTGAGAAAGCCTTGTCCGTCCTTATGTGACAAGGTTTTTTTTATGCCACATCGTTATAACGTTGCTGTTTCGCTTGCTCGATGACATTCAAAAGATCCGATTGTAACCAACGGGATAAAAAACCAAATTTTAAGGGTTTTGGGAGAGAGCCATTGGTAACATGACGGCGGAAAGTTGAGACACTCATATGAAGCAATTTTGCACTTTCACGGTCAGTTAAAAGAATATCATTTTCGGTCATTTTAAAATCCTTTCATTCTCAAAAAATAGAACCAAATCATGCCTATTTATTAAGCACATTTTGGTTCATTTTTGAAGGTATTTTATTTATAGAAAACAATATATTATCATATAATTTGTGATGTGATAAATTATGAGTCTCATTGAGAGCGAATGAGAGAGAAGAGAGAGAAAGTTATCCACAGATCATGGGGTTATGCACCCCATATCTTAAGATTGACCAGTGACATAAGCGGCCCATTTATCCATATAGACACGGCGCTGTTCTAGATAGTCAGTCCGACGATAGGCACGCTCTACTTTGCCGCCGACCGTATGAGCTAAAATGGTTTCAGCGACCTCATAGGGGGCATCGGTTGTTTCAGCAAGCCAATTGCGTAAACTAGAGCGAAAGCCATGCGGGCAGGCTTTAAGTCCAGTCTGTTGCATATAGTGTGACATACAGCGTTCAGCAAGGGGACCGCGACCGGTTGCAGAGAAGAAGAAATCATTGCGAGAAAGCAGGCGCGCTTGTTTTAAAATTTTCAATGCTTCAGATGATAAGGGGACGCGAAATTCTGTTGTAGCATCCCGTCTTCCTTTCATATTTTCAGCAGGGATAGTCCAAATATTCCCATCAATCTGATTTTCACGAATATGACGCAGTGGATTAGTACGAACTCCTGTCAGAATAAGCAAACGCAAAGCCAGTTGTGTTATGGTTGTTTTTTGGCAAAGTGTTTTATAAAAAGTGGGTACATCTTTCCAATCCATGGCTGGTCTATTTTGTGTTTTATGGAGTTGTTTGCCTAAGAGCGCGCGTGCTTTTTCTACAGCTTGTAAATCAACATCCAACCCCAATGCAGCCGCATGTTTGAGACAAAGATTGAGACGAATAAGAGCTCTATTAGCTGTTCCTGCTTTTGTATGCCAAATAGGGGCAATAGTGTTGCGTATCTCAGTTTGTGTAATCTCAGAAACCGGCAGACAACCTAATTTAGGGAGAATATGAAGACGTAAAGGTAAAAACCAGTTTCCATCTTTACCATCACCTTTTAATTCAGCTTTACGACTTTCAAAAGTATCTAGTGCAATATCTTTTAAATAATGGAGATTGCTTATTGCCTCACGTTTTTGTTTATTGCGTTCTTTAATGGGGTCACGACCCTCACGCAAAACAGAACGCCATTGATTTGCCAATTCACGGGCTTGTTTTAAAGAAACATCTCGCAACGCACCCAAACCCATTTCACGACGGCGCCCGTGAAGGGTATACCGTAAAATCCATTGAGCACCTCCATCTTTACGCTTATGAAGAAGCAAGCCGGCGCCATCATTATATTTGCCAGCCCCCAATGTTGCGACAGCCCTTGCATTAAGACGGTTCATAAGAGCCATTTTTACTCCTTTCTTATACAAATTTGATCCACACATTCATCCCGTTTGTTATGTGCAAATGAGTGGTTTTGATTGATTAAAGATAAACCGGTTTGAAATGAGAGAATCTTACGTTATTCGAGACTCTCATTCAACATACAAAACAGTGAATTATCATTATAAATCAATGCATTGTAGTCCAAATACACGCCGTATCTCTATACGCCTCTAATCGCAACCCTTCCCATTGTTTGATTAGTTCTAAACCTTCTTTCGATATCTTTCTCATCCCATGCTCCATAAAAAAAGCCCCACATCAGTGGGGCGGCATAAAAACCTTCTTTTATAATCTCTATTGACTATGCTCTCTGATCAACTGTTCCACTTCATCAACACGAAAACCAAGCCGAAATATCGGCGCATATTCGCTTTCCTGTAATTCATATTGAAAACGCTTTTCTAGAGAAGGACCGTCTAAATCAACCGGCGTTTCTGTTTCTACACAAACCCTATGGGTAGCATCTTCAATCCCCTCTTCTCCTTCACTAAGCTCTTTAACAAAGACCCAATAAAAACGCGTTGATAAAAGCATCTCTAGCCTTCTTACCGTTTCTGCCTTATCAAATTCAAGCATGTTTAGATAATCTTGCTTCGTATTTAAATGCTCTGGATAATCTATCATCTCTATTGCCCTCCTCTAAACAAAGCGGCGGGGACGGCTACAGCCTCGAGCCCCTAACATCTCACCCTTGAAACTACGAGAATACTGACCACTCCGAAACAACGAACCATTAGACACACCACCACTCCAAATACCGCCTCCTACCAACACATTCATCTCTGCTCTAAAAGTCGTCCTTCCTGCTGCCACAGAAGGTATCTGGACCTGAAAAGTCTCTGATAAAAATTGTGATACATAACCGCAACCATCCTCGCACCCTATATACGAAATCATACGCCTATTCGCCGTATCAACGTATCCTCCAGAACTCTTCGGTGTAGGGGCTTTCTTCCCTTGAATATTTGTCTTTTCATTGCTCCCATACATCGCAGACGCAAATTCGACATCATTGAGAAAAGATTTTTTAACACGACGCATATCCGATAAGTGATCGGTATAGGGACGACCCGTTGTGATAGGAATACCATACGCCGAACGGGTAAAAATGCCCGTTCCTGACTGGAGATAAATATCAACCCAAAGATCTTGCGAAGAGTCGTAAACCATCCCTTCTGGGGAACTATGCGGACAGTGATTCAAACACCAAACCGAATCGGGTAAGATATCTCCTGCTTGATAACCCGATAAGGGGTGATCTTTTATAGAACCAACATCTGCACAAAGCGTATGAAACCCTCCTATCTTTTTCGAAGTATCTAAGGTATATTCATCGGGGTAGGTAGAGTTTTCAGACACAACAAATTTATAAGACTGTCTTGTATCAAATGCCAAATAAACGTAATAATCCTTCCCTGCTGCAAGAGAAGAGGGAACAGTTATCGTGTAATCCTCTGTATAGCTAACAACCGCAACTTCACTCGTTAGCTTCAAAGCGAGATGCGTTCCTTCTTTCAATTTCAGTTGGTTTTTTCCTGCCGCAACAAGAAACGGTGTGGAAACCGAAATGACACTCAACTTTAATTGTTTCAGTAAATCATTCAAACTAGAAGATCTACTTGTGCCAGTACTTCTTTGTTGAGCGGTCATTGCTGCTTGTTTTGCTTCTTCTGCTAGCGTCTTTGCACTCAAGGCTGTTGTATTCGCAGAATTGGCTGTTGCTGTTAGCGTTGCTAGGCTGTTCTTTACATCAACAAGCTCTTGCTTGGTCGTAGCAGATGTCTTTTTGGTTTCTTCGGCTAGCGTCTTTGCCTGATCAGCTGTTTCCTTGGCTTCTCTTGCTTCACTCTTCGCTGCATAGGCTTGCGAATCTGCTGCCTCGGCTTTTTTCTTAGCTTCTTCTGAGTACATCTGCGCTAAACTTACGGGGGCTTTAAAATTATCAACAACTTTATTGATATCTATAACGCGACTATTCGCTCCATAAGCAATGCTCTGCGCTTTTTCTGCCTCTTTCTCTGCTTTAGATGCAGTGGTTTGTGCACCTTCAGAAGCCTTCTTAGCATCATCCGCTACAGATTTCGCATGACGAGCTACTTGTTTTATATCATCCAAAGCACTTTGAGATTCTTGTGCAATCTTCTCGGCGGTTTCCGCTTTACTCTTCGCCTCTTGTGCTAGAACCTTAACCGCCTCTGCACTTACTTGACCTGCTGCCTCTCCTGAACGCACCGCTGCCTCTGCTGCTGCTTTGGCTTCAGAAGCTATTCTAGAGGCTTCTGTTGCACCCTGTTGGGCTTGTTCCGCCAAACCCTTCGCCTCAGATGCCGTACCCTTAGCTTCTCTTGCTTCTGTTAGGGCTGTAGCCGCTGTGGATTTCGCTTCATTCGTAATGGTCTCCACGCTTTCTGCCTTAGCCTTGACTTCTTCGGCTAGAGATTTCGCTTCTCCAGACTTCGTTAAAGCTTCTGAAGCTTTTTCGCTTGTCTCAACGCAAGTCTGCTTGGCTGTATTGGCTGTTGACAATGCACTTTCTGCAACACCTTTCACTTCTTCAAGGGTTTTATTCGTTGCATCAAAAGAAGCCTTGTTTTCCTGTACAAGGTTCTTTGTCTCTTCTGAGATTGTTTTAGCTTCCTCTGCAATCCCCTTTACATTATTGGCTGTGGTAGAGGCCATATCCGACGTTGCTTTCGCAGCTGTTGCTTCTCTTAACGCTTGGTCTGAGATCTTTTGCGCCTCTGTAGATGCCGTCGTCGCTTTTTCTGCTAACCCTTTAACTTCTTCAGAAAGTTTCTTGACATCATTGACTGAGGTTAGCGCTGTAGACACTTTCTCCTTCGCATCACTCGCTTCTGTAAGCGCATGAGTGGAGGTATTCTTGGCTTCTGTTGCTAGCTGCTTGGCTTCTTCACAAACCCTCTTACTGTCTTGTGCAACTCTCTCGGCTTCCTCTGATTTCTTCTGAACGGCTTCTGCTAAACCTTTGCTTGCTTCTCCACTGTCACGAATCGCTTGTCTATCTGCTTGCAATGCCTGCTCTACTGCTACCTTCGCTTCTTTAGCTACGCGAGACGCTTCTGATGCTTCTTGTTGTGCCTGTTCGGCTTGCCCTTTCGCTAGCTCTGATGCCTGTTGTGCCTCTTGCGCAATCATTTTAGCTTCTGAAACTGTACGCGACACATCATCCGCCTTCTTTTCAACGCCTAAAACTTTCTCTTGGGCCATATCGGCTGTATGCTTAGCCGCTTGAGAAAGCACATGCGCATCCTCGGCCTTATTTTTCGCTTCAACGGCTACCAAAGAAGCTGATTCTGCTTTATTTGTGGCACCCTCTGCTTTAGAGATTGCCGTAGCTGCAAGTTGTTTGGCTTCTGTGGACAATGTCTTGGTTTCTGCTGTTGCCAGCTCTAAACTAGACGCTTTTGCCTTCACTGACGTGACTTCTGATAGAGCTTGTTCTGAGGTCTTTTGCGCCTCTGTAGATCCGGTGCTCGCTTGTGCCGCTAAACTTTTTGCCTCTTCTGCTGCGCTCTTGGCTGATCTTACTTCTGTTAACGCAGTCTCTGAAGCCGTTTGCACTTGAGACGTTGTTTTGGTGAGTTCGGTAACCGAAGTAGATGTCCGTTCCGATAAATCTTTGGCTTCTTGGGCAATCCCCTTGGCTTCTAAAGACGTCTGGTGCGCAGATTGTGTCGTTGCTGTCAATGACTGCTTGGTTTCTGTCGCTGTTTGATCTGCACGTTCCGCAAGCGATTGCGCTGTATCAGCTGTCGTTTTCGCTAAGGCTGAATCCCTAAGAGCTTGAGATGCATCTTGCTTGGCTAATTGAACTTCTTGCAATGCTGCTGATAAAGAACTTTTCGTACCACTAAGCTCTTCTGATATCTTAGAAACAGAAACTTGTGCTGTTTCGGCTATTTGTTTCGCTGTGTCAGAAAGACTTTTCGCTTCTGCTGCTAACCCCTTGGCACTCTGTGCTGCCTCTTGCGCTAGGGTCGCCGATGCTGTGGCGGCTGTAACCGATTCTTGCGCTGCAGTAGAAGTACTAAGAACTGTCGTAAGCTTTTCACCCGTTTTGCTAACTTCGCTCAGCGCTTGTTCCGATACTTTCTTTGCCTCTTCGGCTATCTGCTGCGCTCCATTCGCACGCGCCATCGCTTTATCTGCTTCTTGACGCGCATTAACAACCTGTTCCAACGGTGCAAAAGTTTCATACGAATACAAAGAAGCCGTCCCTAAAATCTTTGGAACAACAACGCTATCTTGTGATGTTCCTTCTATAATATCCTCTTTCTTCGCTACAGGTATTCGATACTCATGACTATGATTAGGTATTGTCATCTGCTTTAATCCTTTACAGTATTCACACAACTTCATCTAAAGAACACGCTTGCAAATCTTCAAGCTCCTTGCTTAAAGCTTGTAAGCGTTGATCTAAATCTTTCACAGAACCATCAATCTCGCTTTTCAAAGAGGTTTTGAGAAAATCAAAAACACTCTGAAGCGGAGCATGGACAAAACTACCCCCAGAATATAAAACGACCCGTACTTGAGACGGGTCACTAAGCTCTGATATCGCAAACGGCTTCAATAACATTGCTCCTCCTCAGGTCTTTATGCCATAAACTATACTCACATTAACTGGACGCGTTTCAACACCTCCAACAATCTCTGTCTGGAGATGATGTTCATGATGCTGTGTCTCATTCATATCCAATTTTATTGGCTCAGAATGACATAAAAAATAAGCAAAAGGGCGCCTAATAAACAAAGGCAAACGCAGCGGTTTATCTTTCTCGGTAAACCAAAAGGGAGCCTCAGGCTGTGAACTTTCTGATACTTGCTCAAATTCTTGATTACACTTTGCCAAGGCATCCCCACTCAAGCCCAAACATTCTTCATCTATTGATCTCTTGCCCCTTGTTAAAGAAGTTGCAGAAGAAGAAACAGCCCGTTTCTTGCGAGAAAAACCATCATCAGAAGAGGCAGGACCTATAAAATGTTCATGCGCTTTCAAAGAACAAGCTTGCTGACTTGCAAAAGAACGCCAAGGATCTAGATTGCGTTCGTAATCCATACCTCGTAAAAACATCCCTCGAAAATCTGGAACATTAAACGTCATAACTCCATCCCCGGCTCCCCAAACCGTTCCTATCACCTCAAACAAGGCTCTATACGTTATTCGTGAATAAGCTTTTCCATCACACAACAACCAACCATCCGGCAAACGTTCCATGCCAAAAGGACCAATGAAACCTGAAGGTAAACGTTTTAAGGAAGAAACTTTGTCCCTTGTCGGATTGAGAAGTTGCCAACCCGTAAGAGCTTCATCATAAATAACTGTATAAAGACAGCCATCTTGGAGCTCCCCGCCAGATAAAGCCGATAAACCAGTTTCTGTGGCTTTATAAACTGGCTTGCCAGATAAATCATTCATTGCAAGGGTGGTGGCTCCAACATTCCTGCCCTTCGCTTTAAAACAAACTGATATCCCATTCTTATACTCTAAAAACTGGGAGGGGCTTTGAAGACGTATTGCACTCGTCCTTTGTTTATCATCAACTGTAACAATTCCTTCAAGCACACCACACGTATCCAATAAATATTCACGCATCCTTTGCATCATAAAACGAGCGCTGTTATTCACACTGCTTGGATGTTGTCCCTCTGACCAATTAATAAGATTATCAGCACCACCATTCTCAGATGCTGTTAAAGACCAATCATAAATCGTTGACATCTTGACCTCACGTCTTGATCGCAAACACAACACTCATATTAATCGGACGTGTCTCACTTGCTCTAGAGTCTTCCAATAGAACATCGCGCATACGAAGGTGAGAATTAGGAAAGGCGAGATTATGATGAACCCGTATATTCTCTGCTCTCACACCCAAACGCTCAGCGAGCTTTAACCTTTGCTGTTCATTCAGAACATAACCCCAAATGATCGTTACATAACCATTCCAACCCTCCTCCTCACTTTCATCATTCCAAATCTTAAATAACTCACCTCTATGATCATGCTTGCGCATGCTATCAGGTTGTAACTCGCCCAAATAACGCCATCTGCCTAGCTCGCGATCGAAATCAAGACCGCGCAAAAAGACACCACGTAAATCGGGTACATTAAAATGGGTAAAACTATCACTGCCTCCCCACTTGATCCCTATCGCATCGTAAAGAGCACTATACTCACTGCGCAAATAAGACTTCCCATCGCACAATAACCAGCCTTCAGGTAAAACTTGCATTCCAAAAGCTCCTATTGTCCCTGGAGGATCAACCGGTATAATTGGACCTTGTGATAAAGAGCGAGGCGTAGGATTTAAGACATGCCAGCAATCTCCACTATAAACCAAGCTATAAATGCAGCCCTTTTGAAATTCTCCTCCCAACAATGCTGATAAACCTGTTGCTGTTGTCTTATAAACTGGCTTACCAGATAAGCCATTCAAAGCAAGGGTAGTGGCTCCTATATTCTTGTTCTTCGCTTTAAAACAAACCGAGATCCCATTCTTATACTCTAAAAAGGGTGATTGACTTTCAAGCCTTATCGCTGTCGTCTGATGTTCATTATTATTCGTAACAATTCCTTCAAGTACACCCCCCGTATCCGATAAATATTCACGCACACGCTGCATCATAAAACGAGCGCTATTGTTTATACTGCTAGGACGTTGTCCTTCTGACCAATCAATCAAATCATCACAATACGCATTCTCAGATGCCCTTAAAGACCAATCATAAATCGTCGACATCTTAACCTCACGTCTTAATTGCAAACACAACACGCATATTAACCGGACGTGTCTCATTGCCGCCAGAGTGTCTCAAGATAACATCTTGCTCATCATCAGGATAAGCCGGTTTTGCAACGTAGCTCCCTAAATTCTCACGCTCTATGCCCATAAAACTCGCTAGAGAGCTCCCCTCAAACAAGCGTATCTGATAATCCAGCACTGCCGTCGCATTCCCATCCCAAAAGTTTTCATTGCTAACAAAATGGGGTATGGGAATTCCCTGACTTTTATGCTGATGTGACTGGATTAAATCCGTCTGAATACTCCCAAATCGACGATCAGCATCAATACCCCGCCCACTATCTAACCCCCGTAAAAACATCCTTCGAAGATCTGGAACATTAAACGTCATTACACTATCACCGGCTCCCCAAACCGTTCCTATCGTCGAAAATAAATCTCTATACTCACTACGCAAATAAGACTTCCCATCGCAAGCTAACCAACCTCTTGGAAGCCTATACATTCCAAACATTCCTATAAAACCGGTAGGATAAAGATTGCTTTCTTCTACAACGGGTATGGGAGTAGGATTTAAAAGATGAAAACCATCGCCACTATAGACCAATGTATAAACACATCCCGCTTGGATTTCTCCCCCTATTAAAAAACTAACCCCTAAAGCTGTCGCTTTATAAACTGGCTTGCCATCTAAAGCATTAAGGAAAACCGTTGTCGCACCAACATTCCTGCCCGTCGCCATAAAGCGCAAGACAATACCATTCTTATACTCTAAAAACTGTGAAGGGCTTTCAAGTCTTAGCGTGCTCGTTTGTTGAACAGGATCATTGGTAACAAGCCCTTCAAGCGCTCCACCCGTATCCGATAAATACTCACGCACACGCTGCATCATAAAACGGGCGCTTGTATTCACACGGCTTGGATGCTGCCCTTCTGACCAATCAATTGCAGTATCAGAACGCGTATTATCCGACGCTCTGAGCGACCAATCATAAATCGTCGACATCTCTCGTGAATCCCCTAATTCCGGTAAAACGGTCCGTAAAATGCCCGCATGAAGGGCGTCATTAAAGGATTATCATCTTCATCACTCTCTTCTTCTTCCGAAGATTCTTCTTGTGATGCCAATAATGCCCTTAAAACTTCGAGTAAGTTGTCCCTGTTGCCAAAACTTCTCTGTGCTATAGGGCTTGCTTTATAAGGCTGCCCTCCATACATCTGTAGCACACGGTTAACAAAATCACTTGCACGCATGCCACTATGACCACCATTCAAACCAACCGCATTGCTGCCAACAATTTGCGATGCATTGGCATGGGGATTTTGCAAAAGACGTGCGGCGCCACCTGCCCCTTGTTGGTGCGCTAAATACAATTCCGCATCAGTAGGCGCTCTTCCCAAAACACGGCTTAAATGATTACGATTATCAAGCGTCAAGCGGCCCATAGCATCTGCCGCTTGCATGGGATCAAAACGGTCTTGCAAACCATATTGCTTGGCTGTGCTGTCTATAAATTGATACAACCCACCTGCAGAAGAACGGGGATTCCTTGCATTGGGATTGCCACCACTTTCCACTTGCGCAACACGGTATAAATAGCTTTCTGGCAAACCATAACGCGCTGCTGCTTGACGGATCGCTTGATCGACTGAAGAACTAGAACGGGTCATTAACCCTTACTCCTTAAAAATCTTCCCGCTTCTCCTGCCATTACCGAAGAAATGAAATGCCAAAAATGGTCACTACCGATTCCTGCTTTATGTAATCGTATAAATCTTTGTAACATTTGAGCAACTTCCTGCTGCTTCATACCTTTAACGCCAAAAGTTGCTAATTTCGCTATATCTCGTTCAAGTATTTGTCTTTCTTTTTGTGGCAATTTCCTAATCGTATCAGATAAAATATTTTGTATAATTTGTGCTCCTGCACGTGCTGTACTAACTTTCCCGTACGGTAGATTAACACCTGTTAAATAATTAGGTTCGGTCGTTCCTTGAAACGGTTTTAGGGCTCTTTGCGCCGCATCTTCATAGAACCTTTCATCTTCTACAGCTTTTCTAAACGCATGAATATTTTTAGGATTTAAAGACCTGCTAAGATTATCAGACATTCGCCTCGTTTTTAAAATATTGGAAAGGTTTCTAGATGCATTATGCCGCCCTAATATCTCATCAAAATAGTCTCTCATCCCTACATGATAAGTATTGACACCACTAGGCATTGCTCCTTTACGAAGACCTTCTGCAATCCCCTTTCCCGATACGTCTCTCTGGGCAATGTTTTTGCCTTGTTCTATCGCGTCTTGAAAACCTTTATTTTTTTCTACACTAGCACGTGCTGCTTTGTAAGTAGGGGAGATTTCATCCGTTATCTTTACCAAATTGTTCTTAAGTAGTTGGTACCCTGTAGCCTTTTGTTTATCACCAAAATTCCGATACTTTTCGCTTAAATCATCAAGAGATTTCTTCGTTTGATCTAATAACGCCATTGTGGGTTTATAATTAATATGGATAAAATCTTTATCATAAAATCGTTGAGCAATTGCTGTACGTGGATCTCCTTCCAAGGTATCAACCGCTTCTTTTACAGCGTTTTGAAACCATTTATTTTTGAAAAGTCTATTAAGAGCGGGATAATGCTTTTTTGCTATGGGAGTTTGCATTGCTTGTGCATAAAGATGTTTATATTCTTTTTCCCCCTGCTCTTGAAGGAAACTTTTTAAAACTTTCGTATCTTGGAGACGCGTAATGTTTTCATCTGCCGATTGACCAATACGGTCAATTGCTCCCTGTATCCGTCCCTCATGTGCTCCTTTCAAAAGTTCAGAGACATGCGCATTTGTTTTTCCCATATTCGCAAGGGATACTTCTAAATTCGGACTAATATCTGTCAAAAATGCATAGCGTGGCGCAGAGCCAAGACGCTCCGAAACATTCTCGACGCCATCATCATATAATGTTTTTGCAACTTCCCTAACCGCTTTGGTTTGAACTTCTTTATGAGCAGGATTAAAACGCCCTCCTTTCATAAAGGGAATATAGGGAACATATTGCAATCCCCTTGCCATTTTTTTTGTACCCCAAGAAGCAACTGTACCGGCAAGAGAACCAACAGGACCAGCTACTGCTCCTATACCACCTCCAAACCCTGCCGATATAAGACGACCAGAAAGACCATCTCCTGCTCCAGAGCCATGTAAAGCTCCTGAACCTGCTCCTAAAAGCGCCGCATTACCAAGATTTCTAAATGTTGACATATGCTTTGCAAGAGCCAAAGCCCTTAATGGAGGCACTAAAAATGAGAGTCCTGTCGGTACAAGTGAACCAGCAGCATAAGCTATAGAAGACCAAATAGGATGTTTTTCTTTCAAGGCTTTTTGATAAGCACGTTCCTTGGCTACTCTTCTATTATAGATCTCCTCTGCTTTCTTATCACCACGCCAATAATCTATAAAACCCGCTTCATTGGCTGCTTTCATTTCGTCAAAATAATCTGTCGTTGCACCAGACGCGCTATGTCTCATAATCGCATCCCACACCGTAAGATCTTTATCATCAAATGAAAAATCATCTGTTGTAGTTGATTGATCTTTTGTGTTTTGTTGACTTTCAGAAAAAGAATTAGATAGCTTCGCAATCTCAGCAGGATCTTCAACTACGCGGAAACGTTTCCCATTCTTAGCATATACATATTGAGATGAAGATGAACTGTTAGCATGTAACTTTATAATTTTTTCAATCTCAGCAGGATCTTCAACTACGCGAAAACGTTTCCCATTCTTGGCATATACATATTGAGAACGCATCTTCTCAGAAATGTTATAAGGGTCCATTACTATTTAATCCTCAACCAAAAATTTACCACTAGAACTGTCCCTAAAATAAGGTACGTTATCCTTAATAGATGCCTCTTCTAAACTCATCTTAGGTATATTTATCAAATTCCCTTGTGATAGTTGCGAACCACTTCCAAATGCTTCATCCACATCCGCAGCTGTTATGTTATCATTCATCAAAATAGCTAATTGCGCATCTGTTGCTTTGTTATAAATCTCCTGTAAACGTTGCAAATTCCTTATAAGCTCTTGAGGAGATAAACTCTGTTGCAAAGCAACATAAACATTTTCTAATCTTACACCTTCCTTATCAGTCAAATTACCCAATCCTGAAGCACCATTAGGTGATAGCGCTTTAATCCTCTCTAGCCTGTGAAGCATTGCTCCTCCCCTGATTGTTTCAAGATGATCCCTTAAACGTGCTGCCGGTGTGTTCCACAAATTCTGTAAAAATTGACCAATTGGACCAGTAGATGACTTAGGATTTTCCTTAAGTATCTCAAGAGCCGAATTTATTGCATGTGATGTACTTTCTCTCATAATTTTGGCATCTACTATTTGTAATTTTTTCAACTGTTCACGCTTTTGCATATCTTCATGTGCTTTTCCACCTTCAACCGTAACATATCTATATCCACCTGGTGCATTCGGATCTTCCACAAGCATCCTACCGTCATTGGTAAATTGTGGATTCCTGTTTCCACCGTTGATCGTTTGTGCCAAAAACGCATTCAACGCATCTTTATTCCCAGCCATGAACCGCGCTTCTTCTTCACTATAGCCTTTAGACTTTAGATACTCGACAGTCTGGTTAACCTGCCCTCTTTTTTCTCTTTCCATATCACCACGACGAAGATTCATAGCTCCACTCGCTAAACTTTGCGCTATCGTCCCGTCTGATAATGCATAACCAATCCCATAATCCGATAATCTTTGTAAAAACTCAGGACTACGCAAGTAATCCCAAAAACTCTGTTGAGAACCAGTATCTTGCTGAGGAAAAGTATTCTGTTGTGGCTGTGCAACCTGCTGTGGTTCTACCGGTGAAATAGGCTCTGGTAATTGAGACTGCTTTGGTTTCAATGATGCCAAATCTGAAGTTTCAAAAGTTTCAATTGCATTAGGCAAAGGTTCCATATCTAAAGAGTTTGGTTGTGAACCAAAGGTCGCTACTGGTAAAGAAGGGACTGAAGACGGTACATCCGGTTTTATACCTGCCGGTCTTAAAGACGAACTTACATCTGGTAAAGGTGAAGTATTTTTAGCGAAACCTAAAGGATTCGATTGTGAACCAAAGGTCGCCACTGGTAAAGAAGGGATAAAATAAGGTAAATTATTTGCCCGTTTTTTTGCATTTTTTAATGAAAGTTGATCATACTTAGGCATAGGTAATAGAAATGGGATAATTCCAGACGTAGACTTTAAAAGCCTTGATAAAATATTATCGTTATTATTTTGCATAACTATCTCACTTTTTTCCTGCAAAAGCCGAAGCAAATTCACCCAAACTAGCTAAGATCCCTATAGCGTTCTTCCAAGGGTCGTTACCATGCATCTTAGAGCCTGACATATTATTCGTTGTCGTACCGTAATTGCTTGCAAAGCCATGACCGGCATTCATAAGCATATTCAACCTATTCCAGCCGCTATTATCTTGCTCCAGCCAACGTTCTCTATTCGCATCAACAACTCTCTGATTGTGAGCATCAAGCACTCCTCCACCCTGGATGGCATTGGAATAGGCATTGTTGTAGGCGGGGAATAAGTTGCCTACCAGACCTAAACGGTTTTCATTAAGTTGATCAATCATCGAATTAGCTTGCATCATATGCTGCAAATCTCGATCAAGCCGATTATACTTGATACGAGCGAAGGCATCATCAAGACCCCTCTGTAACTCATTGTTATGCGCACTAGAGCCATAAAGACCACTACCCAAAAACTGTCGATTAATACTATTTCTTATTTCACTTAAGCCCTCTTTAAGTTCCTCATCAAATTGAGAATTCGGACCCATAAAACCACCAGACGAAATCCATCCAAGATTTCTCGCAGACGACGTTGGAGTATTCATCAAATAATTCATATAATTCTGATATTGATGAGGAACACTCCCAAGACCTCCGATTGCTTGATAAGTTGGAGTGCTTAACGGCGCTACACGAGGGCCACCATAAACATTACCACCCGCCCCTGCATTATACAGATTATACGCATCCGCACCACCTCGCTTAAAGATATTCTGCATCCAACTAGGGGGGGCGCTTGTCTGAACCTGTTTTTGTTCTGTCGTTTCTGGTCTCTTGCTCCCCATTTTTTACAATTCCTTCCTATAATAAAGCATATCTATGCCATAACCTTTTTTGTTCAGAGCACGTTTCCAGCCTAAACGCCCTAAAATCTCTATCTCAAAAGCACCATTCTCACGCGCCCAGCCCTCTACAACTTGCAAATTGTCAACCAAATCAAGAAAACCCTTGCCACTACATTCACAAATAAGTGCGCGCTTCTTTCCTAAAACTGTCTGTTGTAGCTGGGTCGTGACTGCCGCTAAAAACTGCTCGTCATCATCCAAAACAAGCCATAACTGTTTCTTGCCACTGCAAATCGCTTCAATGACCTCTTGCAACGTGATTTCATGCTTAAAACGTTCCACATACGCTCGAAAGGATGCAATAATTTCTTCAAGGTATGGCGCTATACGCTCCATATCCCAAGACGTCGTCAAATAGACTTTTGCCATTACCCTCTGCCTAAAGGACGTAAATCTACATTAAACCCTGTAATATGGTTCCAATAAACGCCTTCAGGAATGCGCAATTTAAACCGGTGATAACGATTGCGTGAACGTCCGTGATAAGCGCCCGTGACACACGAACACACCCTCTCCTTGTGCCATGTGATCGGCGCATGTTCATGACGAAGACGACGTTCTCCGATACTTAAAAGACCTTGTGTCGTATCAACTTCGGAAAACATCTTCGTAATAAAGTTAAAACTTCCATCTGGTGCTCCCATTTCTTGCGAAACAACCGTTGCTTCCATCGGTGCTCCCGTAAACATAACAAGCCTATTTTGGTCATCAAAAGCACCAAGCATTGGAGCACCACTTTGCCAACGGGGACTGTCTAAAGAAGCAGGCAAAGACTCAAGATTGATTGCAATCTCATCTAACTGTTCTAAAGTATACCCTGTCGTAAATACAGGAAACAATGTGAAAGGCTTTCCCTGTAGCCTCGACCATTTCTGTAAACCCCAATCATAGACAAAGGTTATTTGCTCGTTATTACCTCTCTTTATTGACCAATAAATCCGGTTATCAATGGGATCTATAACTCCTTGCATCTCATCAAGAGCAAACTTATCAAAGGTTTTAAAAACCGTTCTATCAACCTTCTCAAAGCCTATTGGTAAAAGTTGACCATCCAAACTCATCTGATAAAAGCCACCATCACCGGCAAAAAACGCATCACTCCCTCGACAAGCTATCGAGGCTGCACTGCGCGCTCCTCGCTTATCTTGGATCTTCTGAAAAGCAAACGGGCTCTTGGAACCTAACATCAAAGAACCAGCGTAAATAGCAGAACGAAGAAAAATAATGGGATTGGTTGTTTCTGTCGCCCCCTGAACAAATTCTCCATCTTGGAAATCAATATAACCACTAACGTTATATTTAGTCTCCCATAAAGTTTCATCGCCCTCTCCTGACCAATGAATGCGATTGGGATTATCTGTAAGTTGCATCAAACAAATAAAAGGTCCCCAAACCTTGACTAAGCCTGCTTTCGGCGGATTGCCTCCTAATGCTTCAAATCGTTCGGAACTGAAAACTTTAAAAACTTGCGGTTGATCATTTTTATTCACCGCAATAACCATGTTTTTAAAAAGAGCAAACGACCATTTATTCTCCTCATTTGCTTGATACGTCACGCCACTTTGGCTTATGTCCTTCCAACCCTTGGTTTGACTATCATAACTATAAAGCTTTTGCTTGCCTCCTACGATTATCTTAACACCATTGCCACTTCTAAACGCTATGCAACCCAACGGCTTTTCTTCCAAAGGACGAGACACAACCATTGCACTAGGCATCGGAATGTAACCGCCATCTGCCGGTAAAACATTCACAAGCGTATCCGTAAAGCTACCGTTCACCACCGAAACATCTGGTCGGTAATCTGCTATCGGAAAATAAACCATGCTAAAAATCCGTTGGTATTATTCGCGTGACGTTATGACGTTTGGACGTCTCTGCACGCAATTCATATAATTGCTCGGTAAAATCATTGTAAGCAGCAGCTGCACAGTCAGGATCTTTTAAGATATTCTTATAGAGTTCATACTTTGCACGCGCTTTGATTAGATCAAATCCATGCACAAACCATGGATGCTCTTCATCAACACTCTCCACCTCTGATAAGCGATGTGGACAAAGAAAAAGTTGAATCTGATAAGCCCTATCCGGGATGGGATAAAGATGCAATTTCTTATCAAAATAACTGTAACAAACCGGCGTTCCTTGTTGTCCTGAGGACAACGAAGGCTCTAGAGAAAAAGGGCTTCTCCGCTCCAATTCAAGCTTATGATATTGACCAGAACTAAGATAAACACTTTTGATTTTGACTGCTGTTTCAATATGGCGGGTATCGCTTGCATCATAAATCCCCTGCCCCGCCCGTGTGTGAAACACAACATCACGGCTTTCGTTAAAGTAAAAACTTTCCCTCTCACAAAAACGAATAGCAGAAAAAATACTTTCCTGGATTTGGGATACATACTCATCCGTGATGTCATCAATCTCATCTTGAATAACTGACACTAAATGCGAAAGCGTTCTTCTATGACGATAAACATCCTGTTTCGCTGATATCGGCCCGCCTGTCCTAACCAGAATATAATGACGCGTCATCAGAATACCTTTTCAATGATACAAAAATTATAAACTAACTTGACAGTACACATCATGTGTATTATGATACACTAATGGTAGCGATAATAAAAACAACAGATGAATTCGATGAATGGTTAGAAAAGCTTAAAGACAGAAAAGCTGCTGATATAATTCTTGGAAGACTTCATAGAATTCGTTCAGGACTTTTAGGTGATGTTAAATTTTTTAATGGCATAGGTGAATTGCGTATCCACTATGGAGCTGGGTATCGAGTTTATTTCACACAAAAGGGCGATAAAATCATTATATTGCTTTGTGGTGGTGATAAATCCACACAATCTAGTGATATTCAAAAAGCCTTATCTCTTTTAAAGGATCTTAAAAATGAAATTGAAAACCTTTAACTTTGAAAAACACCTCACAACACCAGAATCTCAAGAAGTCTTTTTAAATGAAGCCTTCAAAACTGGTGACGCTGCTCATATAGCGGATGCCATTGGTATTGTTGCTCGCGCTCAAAATATGTACGCTTTAGCAAAAGAAGCCAATCGAGAACGTAGTGGATTATATCGTTCTTTAAGCAAAACGGGTGACCCTAAGCTTTCTACCTTAGTCGCTGTCTTATCTGCCCTTAATTTACAACTCTTTGTACAATCTGCTGCTTCATAAATTGAGGGGAGTTAATAAATCTCTCCTCTCAATTTTAGTGGTTGGTCACGAACTCAACGACGATACTTGCTTGACCTGCTTGGACTGTTTTATCGGCTTTCGCATAAAGCGTGATCTCTTTATCAGAGGGTACAAACTCCTTTTGGTTAGAAATCGTCGCTGCTTTTATACCAGCTTGTTTGATCTCTAACTCACCAAATTCAGTCCCGCCAGCAGTGCTGCCTATCTTAACCTTCGTATCCGAAAATGCCGTCTTAATAAACACTTTAATTGATGTGATCAAAGCACTTCGAGGGAGAGTGCCTATCTTCATTACGTTTTCTTTATCTTGGTAACTAAAATTAAGACGTAAAAAGCTTACCTGCTGCGTATGTAGATTTCTCCCTTGTAAGGGCTCTGGTAAATAATCTGCCATGTCTTATTCCCTTAATGATTTGCCACAAATTGCACAACCACAACACACTCACCAGCATCTGTGCTTTTATCTCGTGTGGCATAAAGGGGCATTTCTTTATCCTCTGGAGCAAAAACCTTTTGGTCTGTTGGTGTAAAATCCTGTGTGGTTTGGGCTTTGATATCTTTTTCACCAAACTCATTGCCACCATAGCTGCTGCCAATCTTCAACTTTGCCTCAGAAAACGCTGTCTTAACAAACCCTTTGATCGAAATGATCACAGCGCCACGGGGTAATATCCCGATTTTCTCTGTAAGATGCTTCTCTTTATGCGAGATATTCAAACGCAAGAAACTCACCTGCTGCGTATGTAAATTTCTCCCTTGCAAGGGAGAGGGTAATTGATCTGACATGTCTTTTCCTCCTTAATGATTACGCCGCTGCTTCACCGCTGTAGGTAGGAATAACAATCGTTCCAAAATCTTGGGCTGTTTGGGCACTATTGGGCATTTGGAAACGAGTTTTCTTCATTCCTATCAAAGTTTTTGCTGCAACACCAAATTCACGTTCATAATCAAAATATTCTTCTTTGAGGGTGTAATTCGTTGCACTATGATTTTTCCCAAAACCTATAATCGCACTCTGTGCTCCTAAGAACACCGCACGACGAACGCTTTTGACAGCCGTATGATCTGTCGATTTAACCCCGTGAGTGACATGAATAGCTTCGCGTAAAACAACACCATTATACATGCCTAGAGAACCATCAAAGATTGGGTTCTTCGCACGAGAAGTGGCATAAACCGATTTTTGGATATCTAACCACTCACCAGCAGCTGTATTGGTGCGCAATTGCATCACTTGTGTTGGGTGCAAATAGAGAACGTAAACATCATCACCGTTAACATGAACCGGGGAAATTTGCGGATTGGCAAGTTTGGCTTGTTTAACCGCTTCATCAATCAACTTTAAACTAAAGCTATGTTTGGCTTTATCGGTGAGATCTTCATCCTTAGTTTTTGCATCGGGACGGATAATCCGTTCACTGCTTGGTGCCATGATTTCATTAAAGCCATAATGAACCGGTTTAATATACACTTCTCGACCATCAACACTAATGGTACGAGCTGTATAACCACATACCTGCAAAAAGAACATGATGCTTAAACGATTGGCGTACCAGCGAACCAAACCTTCTTTGGCTTTTTTCCGTAAATTCGGGAGAATTCTCTGTTGGTCAATCGAGTCATCATTGGCTACACGAGCTGCATGTAAAAGCTCGTTAATAACCAACCGATCATTCATAAATTGAAGCGCTTCTTCATTGCCCTCTAAAGTTTCACCTTGCGTGACACCATCCCCAAAAAGATTCACAAGTAAACTAAATGTGACACTATCCCCTGCACTCTTATGGGTTTCGTTATAAAGCTGGATAATGCTATTCGAACTTTTGCCAATCAGAGGGGCTATTTTCGTCGCTTTCAAAACTTCATTGCTTAATTTCTGTGACCACAATTTCACCGATTGCGGATCATGAGTCCCTATATGTGTTGTTGCCATTGTTGTTTCACCTTTCTTTGCTAAAAAAAACCGGCTTAAAGCCGGTGGAAAATCCGCATCAAAGGCGGATTATGCTGTAAAACCTATTGCCTAATCGGGGTCTGCACCCATAATTTCATAAAAACGCGCTTCATTTTTCGGATTGGAAATCCACGCGTTGAACTCCTTTTCTGACATATTGGCAAGGGTGTCTTTTGTCATAGGACCCGTCATGCCCCCTCCTCCCGATGCCGTTAAGGTTCGCGCAGAATTCTGACGGCTTTGAAGCGCCGCAACTTGATTATTCGCTTGCACTGCTTGATTCTGATAACCAAGATTTTGCGCTATCCTATAAAGCTCTTCTGCTGGATTAACCCCTTTTTGTGCACAAGTCGCTACAATAGTCCGCAACTCATCCCCTATAATCGCATCTATCGTGCTCTTTTGTGCATAATTCGGATAAACTGAAGACCATGCATTCAACTGCTTTGCACGCGTCTCATAAAGAAAATCTGCTGCGGCATCAAAGTCACTGTATTTCTCTTTGATAGAAGCAACAGAACTTTCCAAAAATTGGTTCAAATGTCCATTAAATTCGTGGGATTCAATGGCTTGTCTTTGAACATCCTGTTGTGCCCTAATATACGCATCTTGCTCTTGAAGCTTTTTGCCCATCCAACTCATATAGCCAATAATATCTTGGGTAGGATCTGGAGGGCCGCTTTCCCCTTCAACACTTGGCGCTTGAGAGTGAGGTTCATAAAACTTAGCAAGCGCTTCACGGGCTTGTTGAGCTTGTTGTTCTGCTCGTTGTCGATCTAGAGAAACAATCGCTGAAGGCTTATCAACAGGCTCTGCAACCAAATCGGGAGACCTGACATCATTATTCTCAATCGTCTCGACTTCATGATCACTCTCAAAAGAGCTCTCATTATCAAAAATCGGGGCTGCAACCCTGTAATCTTCATTCATACCTTCATTCATTTCTGCATTCATTCTTTAACCTCTCTCAAATGATTCTTCCTCTGTATGTTGCCGCTCTTTCACGCATGATTTGATTTTGTATTTGCTCATTGTGAATCCGTTGTCGTTCAAGCTCATGCTTCTGTTGCATCAATTCCGCTTCCAATTCTGCTCTCTTTTGACGCATGAACAATTCAATCTGCTTTTGTTGCAAATCCATCTGTTGCATCTGACTTTTGGTTGCCATGTCCTGCTGCTTTTCTTGCAACTTCATTTCTTGTTCTGGATTCATTTGCTGTTGTTGGGATTGTTGGGCCATTTGCTGTTGTTGCATCTTCTCACTCACGCGATTGAGTAAGGACGAAGGCAAAGGTGAGTAACGTAGCAAATCAAGCATAATATCCGGTGTCACGGCATTTTGAAGCAACGGTAAAAGCTGCGTGATGATACCAAAAGTCCGCTCTTTTTCGTTCGGACTGGTTGGAGCATCATCCACCACAATATCATAATCAACACTCATCACCGCTTCACGGGTCAACGGAATATATTGCGCATTCTCCTCACCCGATATCCGCACCAAGCGACCATCAGACAAATAATTCTGTATAAGATGCAAAATAAGCTTACCCTGCCTTTTGCGATACAAACGCAAACCATCAAACAGACAAGCAAGCAGGTTAAGACTGGATTGACGCCGTTGGGCCTCTAAAATCCCCGCTTGTGAAACTTCTCTCGTCCCGATAAATTCTGGCGATAAACCCGTTACCTGATTAATCGCTTCCTTGGCTTCATTAAACAGTTGGAAAAAGCCTGCTGGAAATTGGGCGACGGGTTTGGGTTGTATCTTACCACCTGCCAAAGCACCATTTTTCAAAACCGTAATACTATCTACCCGGCTCCAACTCTTTACAGCTTCTCTCTCATCTTCAAATGCACCCCTCTCTGCCATTATCCCACCCTTGGATTGGCTATTGAGGATATGCATGACTTGACTAAAATATTTATTTGCCCATCGTTGCGGATCTTTTGTCGGGCGCACAACCCCATAAAATTGCCGTTCTATCTTGTCAAAATACCCCGTGATACACTCCCAACCCAATTGACCCGCGGGAACCAAAGGTTGATCAGGGCATTCAAGCAATTTCCTCCCTAAAAAGGCACGTTTTACAACCTTTTTATTGAAAGCTGCCCCTTGGATATCGGGCATCATGCACTGGAGTTGCTTAAACTCCTCTTCGCTATAATCACGCAATTCACCCGTTTCTAAATCGGGTGCCTTATAATACCGTTCACTTTCAAACCAACGGCATTCAACGAGCGTAACCATCCGACGACCGTTTTCAACATCAATGCCCTTCTCATCATCGTAAGCTTCAAGATCATTATGATGAATACCTTCATAAGCAGCCCCATCACGCGCCCAATCCGCACTCAGTTCACTCCAATGGGCTTTGGGAAACATCTGCTTGGCTACGTCTAATGGCTTGCGGTCTACATACCACATGCGTTGTGCATCCGTTAAATTTGGTTGCACTGCCGCGCTATCCCAAACCATTTTCAGTGGATCTAAACGCGTAATGACCGGTTCACCATCAAGGCTGTTCTCATAATCAAGTCGTGTATCTGTCCACCCCATTCCACAAATAACAGCGTCTTGGAAAGCATCAGAATCGGCATATTCAGCGTGCGCTACATCCCTAAACCATTCTGCAGCCCCTGTAAGCAATTCACTGGGCAATGCCTTCCCTATCTGACGGGGAATAAATTGTACTTCTCGCTTATTGTTACGTTCCGAACCCACAACGGCATTAACCAGTGGTGCAATACGATTAAAGGTCATAACGGGGCGGCGTTGTTCTTTTAACGCTGCTAAATCTTGATCATTCCACTGATCTCCATTGTAAAATTGAAAATCTTCCCTTGCATGTTCACGCCATTTGTTAACATGCTCAACATCTTCTTTGTACCAATTGACAAGCTTGCGAAACAAGCCTTCTGTCGACAGATCTGATGCCTTATGTTCTTTTTCTAAATGCTCTTCATCATACATCATTCTGCCATCCATGACGTACTTTCATAAGTTTCTCTACCGCTATAAGCGGCTCTCTTCGGTCTCTGCACCGGCTGTTCGTACCCCACACACATTAATCCAAAAGCATCTGCACCATGACTGGACCAATCATGTTCTGCCCCCAACCCTATATTGCGCTTCTCATCCCATTTCTCGTGATACCAGTTTAGCGCCTTGCGACCCGCTACCGTCGTCTCTTCGTTAAACCAAACTGAAGGTAATATACGTCGCACCGCCTCAATACGCATCTTGACAGCACCAGCCCCTTGATTAGGAATGACTTGCGTCTCAAAACCCGCATCATTCAAAGCACTTTCAAAACTCACATTGTGCACACGGTCTCTGGTCGCACCATCATGGGGTAAAACCATCAGTGCCTTCTCATAACCATTCTGACGTAACCAACCGATATGCTCTGATAATGGCTGTCCTTGCGCTTCGTAATAATCAAGCACCCTGATTTCCTTGCCAATAAATTGCGCTATCCATATTGCTGTGGCATCTGCCTTGGCTCCCGTACCCCCAATATCCCAAAAGGCGCGTATCTGCATTAAAGGATCACGCGCAACACGCCCTATCCGACCCTCTTGCTCCGCTGCCAACATTTCCCTCTGATAATAAGCGCCTTGAACCGCTGTAAGATATGCCCCTTCCCATATATGCTTATAGGTTTCTGGACGATTTCTAAGGTCATCAAGCCGCGCCTCATTCAAGATCTTGGGAAACTTCGGATTATCGGACCAATTGATCTCTACACGCTTAATGGCTTCATTGTCTGAAAACCGAAACCGCCTTTCAACCGGGGCATTATCTCGCAATGGGTTCCATGTCACCCACAACTCTGCACGCCACCCCTCACCCTCTTCTCGTAACGTTGGAATAAGCGTCTGCCAAGCTGTCTCTGTAACAGGCTCTGCCTCATCAACCCAACAAAGCAAAATACGACCCATCGACTTGATACTGGCTATATTCCGGTCAAGACCAGAAAACTGAAAGGCTATACGACCATCATTCGATTTAATCGAAGCCTCTCCAACTTTGTAATAGTCCCTTAAAAAATCATGAGCTTCAATGACGCGCTTAATCTCCTCCAATGAACTCTCTGCCAAAGAATTCTGAAACTGACGTGCACAAAGAATAGTCCCCGATATCCCCTGCATGCCAAATTGATAGCCTTTTAAAGCAGCCATCAAGGCAAAGGATCTTGTCTTCCCAGACCCTCGTCCACCCCAAGCCGCTCGTACCAAAGCATCCCCTGCAAAAAGAGGGATAAGTTTTGGTACAATCTTAATCTGTCTTGTCGTCATTCATTGTTAAAGGAACAATTTCTACACGCCCTATGATCTTAATCGCGCCCCCATCTTCCCCTGTTACCTGTAAAGGCAATACCTTACCAAGCAACGCTAAATAAGCCGCTGGACACTCCATAGCCTGCTTTTCCAAATAAGAGATCAAGCCCTCGTTGCCAATTTTATTTCCAGCATTCTCCGCAGCCCTCACCACTGCCTCTTTTAAAATACGGGTCATCTTATTAGGCACGCCTTTAACCCGCCCCATTCCTGCCTTAGGTGGTATCCACTTTTTTTTAAGTTGTGGAGCCTGCTCTGTATTTTGTGATGTCATAAAATACACCCTCCCGATAATAAAAAACCCCGCATTTGCGGGGATTTTCTACTGTACTTAACCCTCACTTAGATACAATACGCCTAAGTACAGTACCGTTATTAAATATGATTTGCTACACTTTGTCAACATAAAAATAACACATATTGATATATTCAAAGAGAATCGGTTAATGATAATTCCGATAAAACCAATTAAAGAACAATAAACATGACAATCGTATTAATTATCTTATGTATTCTACTATTACTTCCGTTTATTGGAATTATACTGGAAGCCTTATGTGCTATAATTGGTTACGGCATAGGTGCCGCTATGATTGGAGGTCTTATTTTTCTATTAATAATAGGAGCAAAGTTCTTAGGATTTCTATATAGCTTGTCTTTAATAATAGCGTTTCTGGTATTAATTACAATTTATAACACTAAATCAAATGGAAGCACATGGGAAAAAACAATTTCATACAGCACTGCAGTATTTTTACCACTACCTATCTTATGGTTTATTCCATTATATTTCATAGAGCGTAATGATATGGATTATATATTATCCGTACTTATCGTTACAGCGATCATATCTTCTATTTTGGCACTATCATTCATATTCGATCCTCCCGATCCAAAAGATATTAATCCTGGATCGATAGTTAAAATGTATTGTGCAATGCTTATACCTGCATTTATATGTGTGGCTATTTCTCTTTGGAGCGGAACGTTAGGAATAATATCAATAATATTTATTGGCATTTTCGCTGTGGGTTTAGTTCGCGCAATGAATTCATAAAAAGCGAAAGAGGCAGCAAGCCACCCCTTCGCACCTGACCCCTTTTACAAGGGAGCGGTCACTACTTTCTCGTAGCGCCGTTACTTCCAATATCTATGAAGCACATTAAGAGCAGCACGCAATGAATTCACAAGATATGGTAGCATTTGATCTTCTATAACTAGATACTGTAGTGCTGCATAAAGATTATACTGTTTATAAAGGCACTGTGCTTCTCTTAGTGCCTCTTGCATATTGATAAATCGCTCCGTTGCAAATGCTACCCATTTATCTCTTGCTTTATCATCAGCAGATGACGGCATTTCATCATAAATCGCATTAGGAAAGCCTTTTGCACAAAGGTAGTTGTTTCTGATCTGTAGATATTGTTGTGCGGCATCATATTGCTCTTGTGTAATCACGCCTTGTAAACAAAGCCGCCCTATGTAAGTACCAGCGAGTGGATTTTTTGCCTCTTGTAGCGTTAAACCAAAACGCTTGGCACGCATTTCTATTGCCAATTGATTAGCAGCTTCACGAGGTAATTTTGCACGTGATATACGACCATTGGCTTCTCTTAGCTGCCCTGTCATTTTAGGGCGTCCCCTCTTTTTGTTTTTTTTCACTTATCCCCTCTACTTTCTTTGCTGCTTTCAAATATCCATTAATTTTTTTTGTGAAGTATTCTTCAATGTCATGGTCTTTTAACTTCACACCCAACCGCCCATTATATACTTTCTTCCATGGCGTTGCGTCCTTATAAGTTTCATTACACAAGTAAGAAGATGAAAAATTCTTATAAGCATTCCAAACGATCTCTAATAATTTTATGGTATATTTATCAGTTGAATTTTTATGAATTTTAGGGATAAAAACCTCTCCGGTCTCTAAATCCACCATACGCGAATAACAATCGATAAAACGCCGTCCCCAATCTTTAAACTCATGATAAAGAGCCGGTATCACGGGACCATGCTGCCATGCTTCTATGTGATCACGAAAGAGACGCTTACCTGTAGCTGCTAACATCCACCCATACGCAAAATAAACTAGTTTAATAAGCTTCATAGGAGAAATTTGAATATCCTCCTCGCGTCCCTTTTCAAGAAAGAAGTTAGCAATTTGTTGCACTTGATACATTATTCAAACTAAATAACCACACCAATGAAGAGAGAGCTATAATCATAGTTAGTATGCTTTCCTTTATTTTATCCTCAAAAAACAACACAAGGGATAAAAAGAACAACACCGCAATGACAATAAGTACTGCCAACTCAAAAATAGTCGCAGGATAATCATTATGATTTAATAACAGCATTTGATTTTGAATCAGAAGATTATGATGTACATACCATCCTGCTAATTTCATCCACACACCACCTTAAAAAGGAACATCATCATTCATAACAGTATGGGGTGTATCAAGAGGTCTGTAAATGCTTCTGTCATAAGCAGATGATTGCTCTTGATTATCATCATTTTTGCCATCTAAGAGCTTTAAGTCGCCTTTGTACTTAGGCAAAATGACTTCTGTTACAAAACGATCAAT